GTCCTGGGACTCCTGCGTGGGGTTGGGTTGTTTTGATCCGTTCGCCGGTTTGCTGGCCGCTGGCGGCATTTGCCGGGTCGTGGTGGGCTTCGGGGCTTGAGCGGATGTCTTGGTGGCGCCCTGCGGCTTCTGCGGTGCGTCAACGGATGACTGGGACTGGTCGCTGATATCATTCGGGTCGGCCGCGAGATTGAAATCGTCGGCGCCTAAGTCGGCTGACGTGTCGACCTCGATAGCCCTCTGGACCTCTATCGACTTCGGCAGCCATTTGCACCCGCGCTTGGCCGCAGACTTCCGCCACATTTCATCTGGCCAATTCACCCAAGGCGAGTCGGGTTTACTCGCCGCTGGTGAGGCCTTGCGAATTTTCTCCACGTCGGTGGCCGTCAGAACCTCGAACTTCATGCGGCCGTCCGGGAACGTCGCCGTCATGTAAGCGTGAGTGCGTTTCGCGTCCGGGGTGCGCGGGGCCTTGCCCTCCGGCTCATGGATCAGGCGCGGTTGCGTACCGTATGCGTAGTCGAACCGGTCGCAGTCATACACGACGTGCGCATCGATGAGGATTTCGTTCGAGCGCCAGACCAGTTCCTTGAGTCCCTGGTAGCCGATCTGAAACGTGGCGACATCCTTGTACGGGATGATGTAGCAATCGCCGCCGATGCCAGGCTCGAGGCCGATCTCCGAACAGGTGATGAGTGCCTGGGCAAGCGATTCATTCGTGCATTGCAGGAGCCGAGGCTGGCGCTGCATGGCCACCAGGGCCACACGCACCAATCGTTCGACGGTGATGTGCTTAGAGGCGATAGCAGTCAGGCGCTGGATCATCGCGGGGCTTTGCAGGAAGTTCTTCTTGGCGACCACCAGCGCCGTGCTCGCCTGCGTACCTTGTTCCGTACTCATAGGTTTCATTTCCTCTTGGCCGCGCTCAACAGAAGCCGACGCTGGCCGGGTTTGGGGTGAGTGTAGGCTGCGATAGCATCGGCGGGAATGACGCCCGGAATGGCACCGGGGATTCGCATTGCAATCTCTCTGGCGACTCCCTCCCAATCGATTGCCGTCCCATCTTTGCTCTTGCGGTGCGTGATCTTCCCCTCGGAGGAAACAATCCCCAGGTCGCCGCCAATGGCCTGACGCACCAAGTTCTTGACGATGTCGAGTCTGTCCTCGAAACCCTTGGCCGCCTCCCGCAGCTCGCGGAAGTCGTGGATCATCATCGCTTCGGCTTCAGTTGCTACCCGGATGTCCTCGGTGTGCTCGGGGTGCATGGCCAGGATCGCGCGGCGACAGGCGGGCGTTCCGGTCGCTGGTGGCTCGATCTTTTTCAGGACAAAGTTCTTCCAGAAATCGTCGGCGGCTTCCATCATCCATGACTCGAATTCGGTGTCGCGTGTGAGCCACGCGGGGTCGCCGAACACTCCGCCGACCAATGCCTGTACGGCAACCTCTGACAATTCCCAATGGAGGGCGTACCAGGACGCTTGAATCACCGCGTATTGCGGCACTTGCGGCTGACCGGCATCGTCGGCTGCCCAGTCGGCGATCTTGTGTGCGCCGGGGCATTTGATTTCAAGGATGGCGACGGGCTGATCGCCGTCATCGCGGTTCATTACTAGCCGGTCCGGTGTGCTCATCATGATCCCAGGCCCGACCAGCGCGCCGGTCTCCTGCGTGACTAAGCCCGTCGCCTTCTCGAACCACTGAGCCACGATCGGTTCGAGGAATTGCGCTGACTCCATGCGCCGGTCACCTGGGGTCGATTCAAGCAACCCCAATTTCTCGCCATAGACTTCGAGCGGTGACCGCCAGCCGACGCCCAGAATGCTGGCGATATCGGACCCGCCCAGGTGCGTCTTGCGCGCCTCGTGCCATTCGGCGGCGTTGTGCGTCGCCGTGGCGTCCAGTAGCTCCGAGCCATTCGGTAGCTTCATGTTTGGTTCTCCTCATCCTCAAAAGTAATGCGCATGCCCGGCACCATGCCGGGTCTGTGGTAATCGGTCGTGAAATCCTCCAGTAGCACTCGGACTATTCTACCCATCGTGAGGCCGTGCTTCAAGGCGATGCCCGCGAGCGAATGGATCAGCGCGGCCGGCGCCTCAACGTGCAGGGCCATCATGTTCTTCTTCCGGTGCGAGGACTTCGCGCGGGTCAGGATTGATTGGGCGTAGTCCATCTCAGAATTCACTTTCGGGAACATGCGTAACAGTCACGATCGGCTGCGTGAAAACGCCGGAACCGTCGGCGGCCTGTTTGGTCTCATACTGCGGCTCGTTCAACCGCGTCCGCTCGCGCTCAGATTCCAGGCGGGCAACCGTGTCCCGCAGATCGCAGAGATCGCGGGCCAACTGTTGGATAACGGTCGTCAGGACTTCGCCCCCGACGTGAGCGCGGTGGATGCGCTCCTCGTATTCGTCTCTGGTCAATGTCATTTCGTTACCCCCGGAAAGCCGTCCACCGCCCAGCGGATCGCCGCCACGATGAACGGCAGGTTAAACAGCAACATGATCGTCGCCATGAATTTGTCCCCGCGCTCGATCATGATGTCACCGCCGCATTCACGGCTCTCCCCGAGATGGCCACGCCGTTGTCGATCAGCACCGAGGCGTCCTCGCTCGTGCCGGGGATTTCGAGCCAGAGCCGGAAGCCCTTTGCCTTCGCCAACTCTCGCGCAATTGCCAAGGTCGTCTCGGTGAACCAAGCCGCCTGCTTAATTATCACATCCCGCAGACCGCCGGACATGGCCATGGCCACGTTCATCGCCATGACCATCCGGTGACTGTCCGCCACGTTCCCCCAGCGGCATCCCTTGACCGTCACATCGTCCGGGCAGATCCCAATCTCGCCGATCCCAGCGTCCGGGAATCCCGCCTCGGCGAGCAGCTGGGACTTGTCGGCTTCGATCTGCCGGAGCGCCGCCGTCCGCTCATCCCAGTCGGCTTTGAGCTTTTCTACCTCACCCGTCAAGCGGCGATACCGGACGCCGACTTCGACCGCTGCGTTGATCTCAGAGGCGCGTGCGAGTTCCGCAGTGACCTCGGCAGTTGGCAACGGCGCGAACGTTTTGAGCTTCGCTTCGCCCGCCGCCACTTCCGCCTTGTAGGCGGTGAGATTCTCCGTCTCGGTTTTCAGTTCGGCTTCGAGAGATGCAATCTCGGCTTTGATCGAGGCGACGTTGTCTGCGGATGTAACGACGCTATTGCGCATGGCCTGGACGTTGCGGGTTGCCGCGTCGCGCTCCGCTTGGATCTGGTTCAGTTCGGTAAGTCGTTGGGTTAGGGCCGCAGTATCCACCGGCGCGGTCGGGTCTCCCGGCTTCGGCGACTGCAACCGTTTGAGTTCGCCATCCTTGTCACGCTTGGCCGAGCCGATGGTCTGCCGCGACCGCGTGAGTTCGGCGAACTGAGCATCCATCCTGGCGACTTCGTCCGCCTGACCGATGGCCTCCAACATCATCGAGACGCGCCCCTTGCCCCCGGCCTGGTCAAACTCGGACGGGTCCAGGGCCATCCCAGGCCCGATCATGTTGTCGAGGTAGGTCTGCGGGGCGGGCTCCGGCGTGTCCTTCGCCAAGTCCCGGACTTCCAGGTGTCCGCCCTTGCCGTCGATGATCTTGGTGACCTGGTGCTCGGTAGAAAAACCAACAGAGCCGTCTGAGCCGGTGAGCCAGACGTTGAGCGTGGCATGGTCGGCGCCATGCCGGATGATATCTTGGCCCAGCTTGCCCCCGGCAATGCAGGTGCGGATCGCCGCGAGCAGCGAGGATTTGCCTGAGCCGTTCTCGCCCGCGATCACGATCACGTCATCGGCCGGGCAGATGTCGGCGTACTCGATGCCCAAAAAATCCTTGACAGCGACCCGCTCAATACGGTAGGTTGGTGATTGCAATTCTGACCTCCTTGTGATGCCGGTCCTGGCGGTTCATTCCGCCCGGGCCGGTTGGGTTTTAGGTTTCGTCTACTCTTCTGGTTCCCCCAATCGGCCAAATATCCTCGACTCGCAGGGATGATCGCCCGGTCAAATACTTGAGCGCCGCGACAATCGCCTGGGCCTCGTCGATCACCGGTGACTGCCCCTTGACGATCCGATAGAACAGGTCGCGCCTGGCTCGCGGCGTTTTATCTGGGTACAAACCTGCGAACGCCAGATCAGCGACCCGCTTGTACTTCGGGTCATTCACCCGCAGGAATGTCAGGAATGGTGTCTCGATCGTCACGACCATTGGTGGTCCTCCTCTATTCCCTGGCACCGGCGCGGCCTTGCTCGAAGAAGGGGGCAGAGACTCCGAATGGGGTGCACCGGGTGCCGGGTTGTTGTTTCCGCCCAGATTCAGATGCGGCTTCAATAGGGTAATGAGCCGCGTCTCATGCTGGATCGCGATTCTCCTATCATCGAACCAAGCAAGGATGCGCACCGAATAGTGGCGCGCCTTCTTCATGGTCTCGGTCCACGCCGCGTTCCGGGAGTCACCGGAAAACGGTCGAGTTTGCCCTCCGATGCCGACGTAAACGATTCTGCCGTCAATCTCGTGTGCGTACAATGCCGTTTTGCCGAGATAGAGATTCATGTCGCCGACTCGGTTTCCGGGAAGAGCTCCTCGATTGCCACTGGTCGGCCAGTGAGATCCTCAATGGCTTTGGAAATCGCATACTTCATGGTCGGTGTGCACTTTTGACCGTTACAAACGCGGGAGATCCAACTCTCCGACATCTGAGCTTTCTCAGCCACAGCCGACATCATCAACCCGCGTCCCTTGATTACCTCTTTCACCTTGTTTTTCATTCGGTCCTCCAAATAAGGTATCGCCAAATACAACCAAAGGTTTAGCCTTGTCAAGAAAAAACTGCACGTGCGGTTGATAAAAGTGACCCCACTTCTATTATAATGGTATCTATTCCACGTGACACGCGACTACATTATAGGCCGCCTCCCCTGAAACATACTGTACAAACGTTCATCTGGGCGGCCAAAGATTCTCCTTGACGGGTTCCCTGGCTGGCCGTAGACTGGCATTGCGGCAGGCGTGGCGCTCACCGCAAAATTCACGCTCCTGAACCCGCTCGACCGGCTGTCTTTGCCACGCTTGCCATGCTGGTCGGGCGGGGGATGGGGCGCCTTGAAGGGCCAGATCATGGGCGGTAAGCGCAGAGATTTCAGCGGCCAATTTGCCATCTCGGAGATCGATTTTTGGCTGAATGATCCGCGCGTTACTGGTGCCGGGTCCGCCTTCCGAACCTACCTACATTATACATGGATGATCGCGGTTAAGGAGCGCCGCGAACAGCTACCGTACTGGTGGGATACACGTTCCATCACGAAAGCAGCAGGACTTGATCACAGAACGGGCCAAAAGTGTGCTCGCGAGGCGGAACAAAAATGCTTACATGGGCGTACCGCAGATGGGCGCGTAATCGTTTACGGCGTAAAGGCTAAGCACCCGAATTTGAAATGGAAGGATGGCGACATATCCGAAGATTTGCAACCGCATATCCGGGTAGAATCAGAAACACAAACACAAATAGAATCAGAAACACAAATAGAAGAGATGAAGGTGCGCAAAGAACGCGCACCCGATCATAAATCAAACCATCACAGAGACCAAGTTTGGGACGCCTTCGCCGATCGATACCAAGCCGAATACGGCGAACCCGCAATCCCCAAACGAGTCTATTTCTTCAACCTCGCACGCTGGCGTAAGGCCGGCCGAGACAACGAACGCATGATCGAAAAGGTCGATTGGATGTTCGAGTGGGATCTCTTCGGACACACCAGCCGATGGACCTTCGAAGACTTCATCGCCAAATACGAGAAAATCCCCAAACCAGGAGAAAGCAATGGCACCCCTGAAAAACCAACCGAGCGAATCGTCCGCGAAGCACGGGAACATCGAGAAAGAGAGGCGCGACTGGCTGACCCTTCACGTCCTCCTCCCGATCGAGAATAATTACCGGGTACTCATGACACCTGGCAACATCGACTTCTGGTGCCATTTCTTCATCGGTTGGACCCGTGGACAGATCGTTCAGACCTTCGAGTTCATCCTACGCGAGTGCCAGCGCACGCCAACCGGCGCTGACTGGACCAGATTCCGCGTCAAACCAACCGAATCACTCCCGGCTTTTCTAAACGAGACCACAGAACAAATGCTCGAACGACTCGGCAACAACGCAACCGGCTGGGCTAAAGTGGTCGCAGAGATAACTCGTTGGGGCCTCATGAACAAAGACCCCCAAGGAAACAACCGCATGCCAGAGGCTTACGACAAACTCATGGCCAAGGCGCACGAATTTGGACACCTCGGGGATGCCCACAAGTTCCTCGAAGCCAAGAATATAGTCCTCAGATTGCGGGTAAATCGCCACCAACGCAGTCCGATGCTCGGAAATCCAAAGAGAGCATTTGCCAAAGTAAGCGAAAAGTCCATTTCTCAACCGTGAAACGAACCACACCACCCAACCCCCCCGGAGCGACAATGGAATCGCAAGAAATGATGATCATCGTAGAGGCTGAGCCGAAAGCCTCGGCGCGGGTGATCCCGATCATGATTAACAAGGTCACCAAGTCCGGCGCCGTTGTGCCGTGCGCGCGGATGGTGCCCGATTCAGGGTCAGGCGGGAAGATCAAATTCTGGCGGCAGCGGGTCATGGGCGCAACCCAGCTCGCCATGTACGAGTACCACTGGCGCAAGGTTCCGGCAGACACGCCGGTGTTGGTCGACGTCGATTGGGTGTTCCGGGTCAAGGGCATCCCGCCGACGGTCCAGCCGCACGTCATCAAGCCGGACCGCGACAACCTGGACAAGTGCATACTGGACCCGATGACTCGCGTCGGTGTCTGGCATGATGACTGCCAAGTCATTGCCGGGCACCTGGTGAAGTGGATGCACCCGGTCTGGCAGGGTGCGCGGATTTACTGCCTATCTGGGCAGGCCGCGATCGACGCGGTGGGCAGTCGTCGCGAGTTCATCGACGATCTGATTACCAAGCGCCTAACGTTCTGAGGCCAGCCCAAATCAGCGGAATTCGGCGATTCCAGCCCGCCCACAACCTTTTCTGTCACAATCTGGCACTTGGACTCCCTGCGATTTTCGCGGGCCGTGGCGTGGCCTTTCTGCGCGTTTTAGGGCCATGTCATTGTGGCAGAACAACATGCCATAATGGCAGATTTGTATTGACAAACTGGCAGACTTGATGCGTATAATCAAGCAGGAGGACGATGCGTTGTGCGCGGTCGGTCACAAAGAACACCACAAAAAAGGGCCGCACTACTTGATGCTGTGGTCGAATTTGGCGGCAATGTCAAACGCGCTTGCGAGTCTGCGGACATCGCGCGTACCACGGTTTACGGATGGTCGAAAGACGACCCTCAGTTCAAGGCCGACCTCGAAGAGGCAATCCAACGCGGTGCGGATCTCTTGGAAGACGAAGCTCGCCGTCGTGCTCACGATGGTGTTGATGAACCCGTGTTCTATCAGGGCGAACAATGCGGGGTTATCCGCAAGTACTCAGATACACTGCTCATTTTCCTGCTCAAGGGCGCAAAACCTGAGCGCTATCGCGAGCGTTACGGACACGAGATCGCCGGACCGAATGGACAACCACTTTCAATTGGTGTTGGTGTTGTCCTCGAGCTCCCAGCCAACGGACGCGATGCAAACCCCGGACCAAAACCAGATACATCCTGATCTGCCGCGCATCCGACCGCAGGCAGGTGGACAGTGGAACTTCTGTTCATCGTCTGCTGATATTGCAATCTTCGGCGGCGTGGCGGGCGCTTCCAAAACTTACGGCTTGCTCATGCAGCCGCTACGCCATTTGCAAGTTCCCGGATTCAATGCCGTCATCTTTCGCCGCACGTCCAAGCAGGTGATGGAGCCGGGATCACTGTGGGATGCCGCAATGGACATCTACCCGAGATTCGGCGGTATCCCGAACATGGGACGCATGGAGTTCAAGTTCCCGCCGCACGGAGTGCGCATCGCCTTCGCGCACCTGGAGCATGAGCAGGACCGGCTCAACTGGGACGGCTCGCAGATAGCGTTCATCGGCTGGGATCAGCTCGAGTCATTCACCGAGCGGCAGTGGTCGTATCTCGCATCACGCAACCGCTCAACGTGCGGTGTTCGTCCGTACATCCGCGCGACCGCCAACCCGGTCCCGTCCGGTCTCGATCCCGGTGGCTGGCTCCACGACCTGATCGCCTGGTGGATCGACGAAGAGAGCGGTTTGATAGTGCCAGAGAAATCGGGCAAGCTGCGATGGTTCATCACATACGATAGTGAGATGCAATGGGCAGACAGTGCCGAGGAGTTGTGTGAGCGGTTCCCTGGAGCCGATGAGCCGCAATCGCTCACCTTCATCCTCGGCAAGCTCGATGAAAACCAGAAGATGCTCGAACTCGATCCTGGCTACAAAGCGCGCATGGCCCGGCTGTCGCGTGTTGATTACGCGCGGTTGGTGCTCGGCGACTGGAATGCACGCGAGACGGCCGGGGATTTCTTCCAGGGCTCGTGGTTCTCGGTTGTCGATGCGGCGCCGCCGATGGTGAGCGCGATTCGGTATTGGGATCGCGCTGCGTCGGAGAACAACCCCAGCGGGTCATGGACGGCGGGTGTGCTTATGGGCAAGGATGCCCACGCGGGCTACTGGGTTCTCGATGTCGTGCGTATGCAAGGGCGTCCTGGCGACGTCCAGCGCGCGATCGACAACACCGCGACCAAAGACGGCAACCGTGTCAAGATTGGGATTGAGCAAGACCCCGGTCAGGCTGGTGTGGCCGAAGCCGAATCGCATATCAAGCGCTTGGCCGAGATGGGATACAATTCCGCAGCCAATGCGGTTCGTGAATCTAAGGCGGTACGGGTGAGGCCGTACTCGTCAATGGCACAGGTAGGCGGTGTCAAGTTGGTGCGCGGTGCGTGGAATGCCGCCTACCTGCGTGAGCTTGAGAATTACGACGGCTCGAAGAAATGCATGGCCGACCAGGTGGATGCGTCCTCGGGTGCGTTTCACATGCTGACATCGAAACAGAGTTCGACGGCGATCTTCGGATCGGGGCGGGGTGCGCGTGTTGGCTGATCCCTATCTCGATCTCCCCTGGACCGAGTCCGACGATGAACGCGCAAAGCGCATTCTCCGCCGTGTCGTGTTCGTCTTCGTGGGCATCGTCGCTAGCATTTTTGCGATTCCGATCGCGATAGTGTTTGCAGTTACGTTTGCACTGGCGCTTGCGGTCCTGACTCCGCTCGCAATGATCAAGAGGAGCACACCGTGACGATCCCTCCCGGCCACATCCAACTCCCGTCCGGCGTCATCGTCCGGCAGGACACGTTCGCGGCGTCCGTCTATCAGGACACGCCGCTGAAGATCCACAACTCCGGGCGGCGTCAATCCGAGCGGCGCGGTATTGACGACTGGAACCCGACCGACAAGAAACGCGCCGAGACCATCGAGACCGCGCGTCGCGCCGACCCGATCATCTCCCGTGGCCTCCAATACTACGTCATGCTGTCGATTGGCAACGGACTGCGGTTGGACTCCCGCAAGGATGCGGGAACCGACAGCGCGTCAGGCGATACGGTCCTCGATTTCTGCCGCACGTTCTGGGACGCAAACGAAATGGAGGA